GCAAGTTCGTTTGTCTTGTTGTCAAGAATACGGTATTTTTTCTTTTGTTCTTCGGTCAACCCCGTTTTCCTTACGCACTCGACTTCTTTCCATTTTAACTTTTTAAGTGCTTTAAGCCTTGTGTGTCCCGCAAGAATAACATTGTCTTCGTCGATAACAATCGGTGAACAATATCCGCATTGTTTTATGCTTTCCGCAACTGCATCAACAGCGTTGTCGTTTTTTCTCGGGTTATTCGAATACGGTATTACTTCGTTAATGTTAAGTTTTATGATTTCCAATTACTCCGCCCCCACAAATCGTTGTATCGCTTCTTTCGCTTCCGAATAGCCCTGTTCGTCAAGTTCCCTTAAAATAGCGTCCACAGCCTTTTGTACGGCTTCTGCCGCCCTGCTCTGAACAACGCTTTTGACCGTTTCCGCCTGCTTCGGCGTGAATGCGATACCGTCCAACATCTCCTGCGCCGACCTGATTATCTTCGCAAACTCCGCAGGCGTGTCGGCTATGTTCTCGTACATCGCAAGTTTCGTTATCGGCTGTCCCGATGCCTTGTCGCCCTTAATGCGTATGTCCTTGACCGATATGTTATTGTTTTCGTCCGTAAATCTCATTTCGTTTACAACGGCAAATAGACAGGCTTCCCTGTCTACTTCGCACTCCTATGAAGTTTCACCGATAAAATCATAGGCTGTTCTCCTATTCGTTATACAACCATTGTACCATAACTTTGACCGCTTGTCAAGCATATTCGACATAAGTTATATTTTCTTTGTTGAACACAACGGTAGATACAATGCCGTTCCCGTAATCAACGGTAAGAATGATAAGGTTCTTCGTTTCTTCAATGTTCTTGATTTGCCCCCGATATGTGGCGATATTGCCGTCCGTCATCCGTATCGTTAATGAATTCGTCGTCTTGTCAATCATCCGCGACCGTGTTACGCACCCCGTTAATACCACTATACACATTACTATAATAAGTGCTATAATGAGTGATTTGAACGATTTTTTCATTTTTCCGCACCTAACTTAACAACTTCGTGCTTCCCGCCGACATTGATACTCAACGCAAAATCGTACTCTTCAAGTGTGTAATTCGAGTGAAACACAAGTGCATACTCGTTATCTTTTGTCCCGAAAAGCGTGTCTATCGGCTTAATCGCTTCCATAAGTTCGTCGCCATCGGACATTAAAAGCATAAAGTTATAAGTGTTCGTCTCTTCGTTCAACAAGGATATCGCTTCGACATTTTCCGTTGTCAGCAAGACAGCAATGAAGTAGTCATTTGTATGATAACCGTCGTTGTAATCGCTTGCTTTGACTTCGCCAAGTTCTTGACAAGTTCCAGCCGTTGCCGTAAAAACTGCTTGTGCGGGCTTTTCGTCTTCTACGCACCCGACAAGGCACACGCACATTATTGCTATGATTGTTGATACGATTAAAAGTTTCTTCATTTCTTCTGCTCCTTTAATATTTTTTCGCATTGTTCATTTGCATCTTTGTCAAAGTCGTCAAACCAAACAAACATATGAGTCTTTCCATATAATCCTGCATATAGCACAGGAACACCGCAGATTTCTGATATTACTTTGCCGTCAATGTTAGCCCATAAATACCAACATTCGCACAAAATAAGGTCAGGTTTTCGACGTAATTTTGCCAGTTCTTTCGCAATTTCCTTTTTGTGTTTTTCTCGCTCTCTCTCCGTGTCGCTGACAGGTAATTCTCCTATGGATTTGATATTGTCTATCTCCCTGCCCATTATAATAGCACATAAAATCAATGCCACCGCAAGCAAGCACATTATCATTATTTGTCCTGCATCCATTTTTCGTTCTCCTTTGCTTTTCTTTCTGCCACAACAAATTGAACACCTTTCGGCAATGTTGCGCGTTCAACGGGGATGCCCATTACTCGGTCAAAATCAACATATCGAACGTCGTCGCTTAAAAGTATGAAATTGACTTCGTGTTTCTGTTTGTGCAACTTTTCCATTTCGTACAGAATACGTGTAAAAAGCGATCTTTTTCTCTTTTGCCTTTCTTGGAAATAATCAACTCCCATATATATTGCAGGAATTGCAATCAACAATGTTCCTATTCCAAGAAACACAACTATACAAATTTCTGATGCTGTCATTTTCTATTCTCCTTTTCCTGTTTTGTCAACCAAATACTCCGTCCAACCATTACTCCGCCGAACACCGCAAACATCAACGATATGCAGATGTATATCGCCTGCACCGCAATCGGAAAGTGCTTCCAACACACCCCGACACATACCGCTGTTATCACCGAGGATACCAACATTACGATGCCGTTCGCTCTTAACGCTCTGATTTGTTTCATTTTACATACTCCTCAATCATCTTGTCTATATCTCTAACAAGAACCACAAAAGTCGAGCCTGCCCACCCGTTAAAAGCGTCTTTGTCGAACGCTTTTGTTTTCAACTCATTCAGCACGTCGATTATGTTCTGTCTTGCAATGCGTAATTCATCGTCCAACAAGGCGCACTCGGTTTTAAGTTGCTTATTTTCGGCTTTCAAATCGTCAATCTTTCGATAACCCGCGTTATATAATCCCTCTGCAATATCTTCCGCTGTCGTTGTGTATACATTGTACATTTCGTCAACGATTTTCGCTATTTCTTCTATTTGCTCTTGTTTAGTCATTTTACACTCCTTTATCTGCTAACCAAAGTGTCGCAAATATAACCGTTCGCGTCCCTTGTTACAACTTCGTCATAATTATTCGTGGCAAAAAAATCCATTGCATCCGAAAAAGTCTTAAACTTCACTTGTCCCACCATTTCATCGCCATTGCGTTTGATTACATAATACATTTTACACTCCTTCGGGCATTGCCCTTTCCTTTATTTCTACTCTTATTATACACCCCCGTCCCGTGTTTGTCAATAGTTTTTCAACAATTTTATAAATAATTTTTCCCGAACACTTCCCGAAACTCGTCAACCGTCCAACCGTACTCACGCATCGCCGTTTGTTGCCCGATTTGCTTCAAGCGTGTGTCCGCTGCCTGATTGTAATGTACCCCGTTCGGCGGCTCGTTATGACACCAGTGGCACAAGTGAACGGTTAGTCCGTACTTTTCCGACTTCTTCCTGTTTGCCGTTCCGTTGAAGATGTGATGTCGCTCTATCCACTCCGTTCTACCGCAAATGTAACACCTATCTTCGCTATCGCCTTGAATGATTGATTTCATATACTCCTGTCTTGTGCGAATTCTATGTACTCCGCTGTGTTGTCTAACCTGACCTTGTAACTATCGCCCCGCAACGACGGGTAGAGTTCCATAACCTTTCTTCTCGCGCGTCCCACGGTTTCCATACTCGGTAATTCTTCCGCCTTGACTAAATTCGCCAACTCGTTGAACGGGATATTGACCGAGTACCCATATTTATTAAGGACAAAACCATAAAGGACAAAATCGCAGTCCCTTGCTCTCGGCTTCTGTTCCAAAATTTCCTTAACAATCTCCGCTGTATTCCGTATCTTCATTGTCGTTTTCTCCCAATATTTCCATAAGTTTTGCAAGGTGTTGTTCCTTGCGCTTGTTCGGACACTCGATTATAAGCCGAATATCGCCCTTTGTAAGCCTGTTATTGATTTCGTCGATTACTTTCTTGCGACCTTGCTTAATTCCGTCGTAATAGCCTTTTGCGGGCTTTTGCTCGCCCAATGCTTGCTTGCCTTGACCTTGACTTCCCGTCGTTTTGTTAAGTAATTGATAGCCGAGTTCGTGGCACTTCCTTATCCATTCTTGCTCCAAATCGTTGAGTTCGGTTTCGGGACAATAAAAGACTTTCTCGCATTTCCATTTGTCATCCTTTGCGAACGGTGCGCCGATGCCGTGTTTACGCAAAGAAAAATCTATGTGTTGTTTATACCCCATAGGGTGTTCCGCGAGCCGTGTAAGCACCTTTTTTGCCTGCCCTACATACGCAAACTTAAAGCCGTTGTCGTCGTATCTCGTAAGGATATATATTCCGCTCTCGTCTTTAAGGTCGTAGTATTTAAGCCATTCTTTCTTGTTCTTTTGCAATATCGCGTATCGTTGCTTATTGTTCATTTCCCGTTCTCCCATAGTGATTTCATTTCCGCCAATTCGTCAGGCGTTCTCGTGTCAATGCCCAACGCCTGCGCTTCTGATACGATACCATCGATGAAAATTGCCATTTCTCTTGTGTCGTACTCGCTACTGCCTTTGTAAACCCTATAATGCGTAAACTCGACACCGTTGACCTTTCCATATCCTGCGATTTCGGAGTACTTGACAAACCCGTTGATGTCGATACCCGTTTTAACGCTTATGAGTTCGCCCTGCCCGTACTTCTTCAACATATCAAAGTAAATCTCGTCTTTGCTTGCTCGTAGTTCGTCCGCAATCGCAGTGATTAAAACCCACGCATACGCGTTCGCATCAAGGCTTCGTTTCTCTCGGTGCTGTTTGACTGTGATGTCAAAGTCTTTGTCCGAAAGGTTGGTTAAGGCTTCAAGTTTCGCCCGTGGAGCGGTGAACGTTACTTCTACCGCCCCGTCAAGGCTTATTGATAACTTTGGTTTTTTGCTTGTGAATTCTATCATATCTTAAAACGGCGTTTCTTCTTCTCCGCCCACAATGCGCGTTTGCGCTAAAAAATCTCTGTAAGTACACAATCTATCTTTCAGCCACTGACTTTTGGTCGTGCCGATAAGGTCGCAAATTTCTTCGTAAGTCAGGTCTCCGACGGTCTTTCCGTTATAGCGATTGTCGTACTTCAACTCTACGGTCTTGATGTATCCGATGTTCTGCTCCGTAAATTCGCCCATTTCAAACACCTTGCGTTCTTCTTCGCTCCATTTATCGACTTTCGGCGTTTCGTCGGTTTTAGCCGCCTTTTTCGGCGTTTCCTTGCCGTACTCGAATATAACTTCTCCGTCGCCTATAATTACAAGTCGGTTTATCTTGCGGTCGTCGGTGTAGCCGATTTCCTGCACTTTCATATTTCTAATCGTCGGAACATACGCTTCTCTTCCGTTGCGGTCAATCTTCGACACATTCCCCGATATCCATACGAACGGCGATGTGTACAGTTCCCTGCCGATGCCCACATTAACGCACGCTCTCTTGAAACTGTCGGACGCTTCGCCTTTTTCCTTTTCCGTGTTGCTTTCAGTCCCGCAGTCCCATTTGGTTATCCATTGCTTTTTGGTTTCATCCCAAATCGACACTCCGCAATAGATGTTGCCTTTGAGTTCCTTGTGGTCGCGTTGCCAATTCCCCGCGCCTACCGTTTCGTCCAACAAGTCCATATCTACCCTTGCGTTCTTGTACAGTAAGAGCGTAAAGCCCTTTGCGCTGATTTGTCCAACTCGGCACTCGATTTCATCTTCTTTTAACGTTCTGAATTTCATTTTTTGCACTCCTTTAAGTATTCTTTCATCCGCTCAATATCGTCGCGGTCGTGTTTGTTTCGTTCTTCACGATACTCAATGTACCGTTCAAGCCTTGCTATCTTCTCCGCCTTAACCGCATTCAAGGTCTCGATAAGTTCAATAAGGTCGGCAGCGGTTGGAAGTTCGTCAGTAATCTTCAAGTCTGTCGTCGTCGGGTACATATCCGCCATTGTATCCGCATTCGTGGCACTCATATTCTCCGCTTCTTTCGTCATATTCCAAGTCCGCTCCGCAATAAGGGCAAACACCCTCGAACTCCGCTTCTTCCTTAATATCTTCCTTGCAGTATTCTCGCATTTCTTTGAGTTTCGCAAGTGTTCTCTTTGCGTAGGTTTCAAAGCCTAATTCTTCTATCTCGGCAATCGCCCCGTCAAGTGCTTCAAGGTACTCAACCTTTTCTCCGTCGCTCCAATAATCATAGAACGCGTCTGTCAATTCTGTACTCTTTACCATTTTCATTCACTCCTTTTTCGTTTTCCGCTCTCGCAATGCCGAACACCACTGTGCCGTTCTTTCTCGCAAAATAGTCCGCATCGCTTAACTTGCTGAAATTGCAACATACTCTTCCGCAAAATACCGTGTACATTAGTCCTTGCTCCTATAATAGACGTAATTGTAATACGCTTTGCGTGTCTTCGTTTCTTCCTTTTCCTTGCGCTGATACTCGGCTTTCCACGCCTTATAGACTTCGCAATTATCGTGACACGCTTCCTTTCTGTTCGGGCATTGATAGCAACTATTTTCCGTCTTCATCTTCGATACTCCTGTACTTCTGCGGTCTTCCCGTCTTGCGGTTGCGGTTTTCGATTTCTTCATCAGTCGGCAATCTGCCGAGTTTCTTCGCCATATTGTAAATCAATGTATGACTCACACCGTGTTTTTCCGCCAATTCTCTCGCGTTCATATCTTTCTCCTTTGCGGGGATTTAGCCGTCCCCGCTCGGCTTTTACTTTATTGAAAAACAATGTCTGTATCGTGAATGAAACCTTGATATGTTCTATGTTCGATTTCGTATTTCGGTCTATACCCGCTTTCCGAAACTCTGTTCAGCAACTCAACTATTCTTTTCTGTTCGGTTTCTTTGTCATAATTGCTTGTGTATGTGTAGGCTCTAACTCTCAATTTCCCTGTTTTGCTTTGGAAGTAAACGGTGAAACCTTTAATTGCCTTCTTGATTTCTGTTGCTTCTTGTTTTGTCATTTTTAACTCCTTCGGCTTGCGCCTTTCTTAATCTTTACAATTACATTATACACCCGCCCCGTCCTATTGTCAATAGTTTTTCAATATTTTTTTCAAAGTTTTTTCAAAAATTTTTCGCACAAAAAAACACACCCGTTATCGAGTGCATTTTTCAAGTTCCTTTTCGTATCTGTGCCGAGCCTTTTCTTCCGTGTAGTATATAGCGGTATAAAGTTGGTTATCTTCCATAAAATAAACCGCCCACTTACTATCTCCGATTTTCCATACCGACGGAATTGCCACAATCACCCTGCCGTCATTTGTTCTTATCATTCCCATTTTTCTTTTTCTCCTTCCATTTGTCAAAGTAGTGATAACAATGTATCATTCCAACGCACCCGAGTATATCAACAAGTCCGCATTGAGCATACAAAAGATACTTCGTTTGTTGCGCCGATAAACGCCCTATGCACGCTATAAGACCTATGTTCGCCACAACTATCAAGGTGATTACAATCGCCGTTCCTAACGCCTGTATCGCCCGATTACGGTATTCTTTCCACTTTTCGTCAAAATCAATCATTGTTCGCCAACAGCGGAAACACTATCATCAGTGTTATCCCGATTACTATCATCGTTATCGTATTCATAGACAATTTCCCGACACATCTTTATTGCTTCCGACGACGAGAAGCGTGCTTTCCCCGTCCAGTTCGCCGAAAGGTTGGTATGTAGTTCCTGCAATAATTCGTTCGCCTTTGATTTACTCATTATATCACCTTTTGTTTGTTTTGTAAAGTCCTTTTTTGTCAGCCGAGAAAGGGCGGTTTCTCGACAAGGGTGTTATTTTATTATGTTGTTGTTTATTTACGCCGTCGCCGCCCCGACGGTGCATTGCTTATAAGTCGTCAAAACTGATTTGGTTTTCGTCGGTTTCCTTGTTTCCGTACAACCACCAGTCCATAACTTCCGTGCCGTTCTTCCACGACACTTTTTTATCGTTTGGCATATTTTCAAGCATTTTGTCGAACGCTTTAATATAACATTCGGCAATTTTAGGATAGTCCTTTAAGTCGTTAAGTTTATCTTCTATTCTTGCCATAGGGCATAAAATACAACCAAGTCTTTTCCTTGTGCCGCCACATTGTAAATACAAAGGATTTTGTCTGATATTTTCGGCTTTTGAAAACTCCCAAATATCGTCGTCCGTCCAATCAATTATCGGATTGATAATCGTTTTTTGAGTTCGGTAACATTGTTCAATCATTCGGCGGTTTTCGTCATTGTCCATATTGTGTATGACTTCCACGCCATTTCCGCCAAATATCTTTGCTTCCCCCGCTTTTTTCGCACGAGAAACGCTTTCGGCGGCTCTTACGCCCGTAACACATATCCGTCCTTTCCCGCTCGCTTCTTTGAGTTCGGAGCAACAATAGCGGCATATTCTTGTCGGTGGCATATGTTTTTTGACAATCAAGTTCCACATAGTTTTTTGAGTTCCGTCAGAGTATCTTGCCTTTTCGATGATAACTTCCTTGTCGTCCATAATTTCGCGTACCACTGACGGAATATCTACCGTAGTTAAGTTATAATGCAGTTCGTGCGGTACTCCGCTCATACCCATCAGGTGTCGAATGACCTTACTGTCTTTGCCACCGCTATAACATACATACAACGGTTCTTCGGATAAGTTCGCTAATTGTATGCGTTTTATTGCGTTTTCTACTTTGTTGACCGTTCCGTCAAGCCTATATTCTATAAGTGCCATATTCACTCCTTATAAATCGGTTTAACGCCAATTCTCCCCCTTGACCTCAATTTGCTCGCACATTTCCCTTATGCGGTCGATTGTAACAATATCATATCCTTTCTGCATAAGCGTTCGCAATGTGCTGTTAGAAGTGATTATAATCGGTCTTTCGCCTATGTAACGGTCGTTGATTATGTTGTAGATTTTCGACTGCAACCAAGTGTCCTGATTGTTCTTCATAACAACATCTTTCCCGAAGTCGTCCAAAAATAAAAAGTCGCATCGCTTTATTTCCGTCAGTTCGGCGGTCGCATTCTCGTAGATAAGGTCGATTATGCGGTTTATGTTCGTGAATTTGATTTTATAACCCTGTTCCAAAAGGTCGTTTGCCATACACGCCGATATATGCGTTTTGCCCATTCCCGTATTGCCGTAAATGAATAAACCTTTGCCGTCCTTAAAGTTCTGTCTTGCGTTCGTGCAATAGTCCTTACACACGGCTACGGCTTTTTCGTACTCGTCCGTCCCCCTTGCGCTCGTTTCAAAACTCACTTTGGAATATCGTTCGTCCATAAGCGATATTTCTTTAAGTTGTGCTATTTTCTGTAAAAGTTTCCACTTGCGCTCTTCTTCTTCGTCTTCACGGTTTCGCCTGTCCCGACACTCGCACGCACACATCACAAGATTGCCGTTTTGGTCGATAAGGTCAGGCATCGCTTTCGGCGTGTTGCAGTTCGCACAATACAACACATCGTCTTTAATGTACTCGCCGTCGGTCATCATCGTGCGTTCGTATCTTTTTAATGCCAATAAGTATAATTGTGTATCTCTTTTCATTTTTCGTTCTCCTTAAAAATATCTCAATAAGTCTTTGTCGCTGTAATTAGAAAGGTCAGGTCTTGCTTTGCGCAGTTCTAAAAGTTCACGCTGTGTCTTTTGTTCTTCCGTTTCTTCTTGCGGCTCGCTTTGCTCGTAATTGTTCGCCCAGCACTCGCCGTTGAAATAAGTCGCTCCGAGTTTTATGTAGCGTTTGTCGGTGTTGCTTGCCTTAATATGATTGCTGTAAGTTTCAACGCCTTTTTTGATTTCGTCAAAACTTGCTTTCTTTCTCGCAGTCTTATAAGCCATAAATGCTTTCTTTTTATCTTCTTTGCGTGGATAGACTTTCCAGACTTCTTCAAATTCTTGTTCTATCTCGCTATCTTTCTTATCCTTGTTATTAGAAGTAGAATTAGAGTTAGAGGTAGAGTTAGAAGTAGAGTTAGAATTAGATATAGAGATTTGTTTCACTTCCGTTACACTATCGTTACACATTTCGTTACTTTCGTTACACTCATCAAAATATCCAATGCTTTCAAGTTTAAGTTTCGGAATATCTATGCTTTGAGAATGTACTTTGCTATGACATTCACGGCATAAAGTAATCATCTTGTTCTCGTTGCTATTTTGTGGTTTATTTTCGTCATATCCGTCTATATGATGAACACATAAGTTTTCGGTTTCTCCACAAATAGCACACTTCATTTCATCTCGCTTGAAAACCAAATAATAGTTCCCGTTATATCTCTTGTTGTTGATATAATCTTCAATCATAGGGATATGTTGTGATTGTTTACATATTTCTTTTGCACGAAATTGTCTTTGCCTTATAGCATTAGATTTTGGTTCTTGTAGCACTTTTTGATTTTTACGTTCTCTAAAAAGTCTAACTCTTTCAGCACTTTCGCTTTCGCTTCCTATGTTATTACTTGCTTCAATAAGGAAGAAATCATTGTTTTCGTTTACATCTACTAACCCTTGCGATTGCAAGTAAGAAAGTGTAACACTTATGTTTTCGACATCTTCGTCAAGTTTCAAAGCAAGTTCTTCCTGAAAAGTCGGCTCTATCTTTTCATATTCGATAATGCCATTGTTTTTAATGCTTAATAATTGCAGTTTAAGATAGATAATCGTGTATGTATCTCCACCCGCAATTTTTCTCAACTTTTTGATTTTTGGGCTATCAAAATAGTTCTCTTTAAGTTTTAGCCAATAATACCTTTTCTCTGCCATAAGCAATCTCCTTTTCGTATAGAAAAAACGCCCTAACTTTTCCCCAGGGTGGCTAACGGGATATAGTCAAGGCGTCTTTTCACAACCGATATTCAGTTTTGCGATACCCGAAGTAGCCACTCACCGAATATCGATTACTCTTATATCATACACCACTTTCCAGCGATTGTCAATACTTTTGTTGCAATTTTTTTATAAATTTTTTGCTTGACTTTTTGCGGACAATCGCTTATAATAAAATTATCATTTAAGTTTCCCCCTTTGTTTTAGGCGATGATGTGGCAACACTTTGTCGCCTTTAATCTATAACTATGAACGAGAACGTTATCATTACCGACAAAAAGAAAATCGAAGAAATACGAAAGGCGTTGCAGTCAGCGGAACACTCTATTGCACACATAAAGCCCGCCGAGCCTGACAAATTGCCCGAAAACGCAAAAAAAATATGGTTTGGTATTGACAAGCCTTAATCAGTATGCTATAATACCATTGTCGCCACACGAACGACTGACATCATTTTTACACTCCTATTGGAAAGCAAAGCCCCCGACGAAATGCCGAGGGTTTTGTCTTTTAGTTAGCCATTTTTTCCGCTTCAATATCAATCGTTGACGAGATAAGTTTTCCGACGAACGCTCCCGCCTTAACGGGCTGTCCGCTCCCAAAGGTGTCATCAAATGTACGCTTGATAGGGTTATTAGATTTTTCTTTCGCTCTTTCGACTTCAAGGTCTTTGATTACTTCCACGCCCAAGTTCGCAACGCCGTTGACCTTGTTGTTCATTTTATATCTGAATTGCGAGAATATCTTTAACTTGCGCTTTAAGGTCTGTTTCGTCCTTTCGTTCATCGCACAACCGAAACATATTCCCGAGTAGATAGAGATTAAAATCGTTACGCACTGAAAAATAAGCGGGATAATCATACCCTTGTTGAAGTCTTGCCACGAGTACAATAATTGCCCCGAGAACGCTCCAAAAGCAACGAGTGATAAAATCTTCCAACCGAATTTTTGTGCGCCGTAGCGGGCTTTGTGCGACCTTAAATCGCTTTCATCATCGTTCGGTGATACATCGTTCGCACCGCTCACCATTTGGCTGAAAGTTATCCGATGATACTTGACTTTTTGTCCGCTTTCCCAAAGTTCTTCTGCCGTAACGGTCAACGCTTTGTTTATGCGTTCAAGCCTTTTCGGTGTTCCCCACTTCTTAAAGCGACTTGCAAAGCGCAGTTTCTTTTTCCATTTGTGGATATAGTTCTTATACTTGTTCGCTTTGTTCAAGTTCTCGATGTAGGTTTCAAGGTCGGCGGTTTCGTAGTTCGCCATTATGGTTTGATAGTGCGTGTCTAACGCGTTCAGTCGGTCGTTTATATCCTTGTCCTTTGCGAGCATTATGTTTTCGGTTACGTTCGCAATAGAGAACATCAACAAGAATGTAGCGACCGCCATAACCGATTTTTGTATCCAAAAGTCTTTTCCTGATACTTGCGTTTCGATACCTTTGAAGATGAAAAAACTCGACAAAATCAACGCCGTCGTGATACACACCGCTATTGCCGCGTTAATGGTTATTCGACTACCAACAAGCACAACTCTTTTCCGTTCGTTACTCATTCGGTCTCACCGTCCTTTTTGATAGTCGCAACTTCCCGCAAATGAACGGTAAGACAATGCAGGCACACTTTGCCGAACACGCTCCCTGCAATGATTTCGATAATGAGTTCCAACTTTTCAATCGCATCGCGGAACGCCGAGAGTACAGCCAACGCCATAAGAAGATAGAACATAATCGGTATGTAGGTTATGTTAGATACGACCTTTTCTTCTTTCGCAACGGTCTTGACTAACAGTTCCGACGGGTTATCCGCGACTTTCAAATCTGCCTTGTGTTGGTAGTACCCTTTAAGATACTCGTCATACCTTGACTTAAATATGCCGTAGATTATAGCGCATAAAATCGCAAGGCTGATAAGTGTCCAAAAGAAGCCCTTTGAGTTCGCGCTCATCGTGTATTGCAATGTATCGGTGTACGAATATATCGCATAGCCCGCAGTCGGCGCAATAAGCACAATGTACTCCATTATAGCCGACATTATGGTTTTCGGGTTTCGTTTCATACTCTCACCCCCTTAATACAAGGGCGTATTTTCGTTTTCTGCCACTTTTTCTATTTTGACGATAGGTTTATCGACTTTCGGTGCTTCGACCGCCACGAGCCCGTTTTCGCCGTCCGCAAGGTCATTCATACTTGCTTTGAGTTCGTCTCTTGCACTCGTAGATATGGTCTTAAAGTCCGAAACAGCGTTTGCGATTGCCTTTTGCGATTTGACAAGTTGTTTGCAAGCCTTGACTAATTCGCCGTTGACTTTTTCTACTTCCGTAAGTCTGTTACGCGTTGCCTTGTCGATTTCGGACGACATATTGATTTCGATACTGCCGTTGGTTTTATCGACGATAGCGTTCGCGATTGCTTCGTAGTCTGATTGATTGAGTTTTACGGGTTTCTTTCTTGCCACAAAAGTCGTGATGATTTTTGCGATGCCTGCAAGTCCGCCGAGAGCGGTGAAAGCCGCCATAAGCCATTTGCCGCCGACTGCCGCAATGTTGCGAAGTTGGTCGATTTGCTCTGCTGTAAGTGATAAAGTTACCATAAATTACTCCTTTGCCCGTGCCGTTGCTACCCGACGAGAGCAGTTAGATTTTTGAGCGGTAGCACGCTTAAAATTCGCCTTGTTCGACAGCGTTGTACAGTTTTTGGATATCTTCTGACTGTCTGTTCGCGGTGTCGATGACTTGATTTATCTTGCTGACAAGTTCGTTGTAATTCGCCATAAGCAGGTCGTATTTCGCCTTTACTTCGTCGAGTTCCGCAAAGCCCTTGTAGCCGTTGTCTATCAATGCAATGACGATAGGCTCGACTGTGTAGGTAACGACGATTTTTCCGCAGTACAAAAGGCTGACCGTAACTTCCAAAGTACCCGCTTGCAAGAGTTCGTTCGGCACTTCATAGGAAGATACAGCGTTAAGCCTGTATTTTGCCGATTTGTCGCCGTTTTTGAGTTCGATATAATAATCTGTAAGCGGTGTGGCGCAAGAGAAGTTAAGGACAAGTTTTTCATTGTCTGCCAAAATGAACGGCTCTCGCTTGTTCAGCCTGCCGATGTTCCCGATAAGTTTAATGTTAAGTTCCATAGATTACTCCTTGTTTTCGGCAATGCCCGTCAGTTCGGTGTACAATGCCGTAAGTTTAGCGATATGATTGAGTTCGTCGGATATGATTTCCGCAATGACAGGAGCGCATTTATCGCCCGTTTCCGCGTCAAGGGCATAGATTTCCGCGAGTTCTCGGTTGTAGTCTTTTAATGCTTCCGCTTCGCCCTCGATACCTTCTTGTATTAGTTTGCCGATAAGTAAGATTTTTTCTTCCATAATTATATTTTTACCCGCCTATGAAGCGGACGGGTGCGCCGAAAAGTTATACTGTGGGTTTATAGCAAAGGCGACCACCACGGCTGCTGCCCGTGTCCGACGCAGTAGCATTACCAGACCAATTCCACAAACCAGCGTTTGTCTTATCGCTCCAACGCCCACCGCAACGGAGAACGTAACCGTCAATCCAAGACTTGTCGCAGTAATAAGTGCTCACGCTGTCACTTACCTCCGTAACATATTGGATAAGGGAGCCTTCGGTGAGCGGAGCAACGGTCTTGACAATACCAGCACTTGACGCACGATTGCCGTAATACTCATAAGGCGATGTCGTATTCCCCGCGGAATATGCTGTGGGCTCGGTGCAAACATAAACCGACGAGCCACTGAAAGATATGCCGTCGCACCACTTAAAGATATTACCCCACGGGTTTTCTATTCCCCTGTACTTGCAAGCGTGCTTGCCGTCGGTGTTGCTTACCGCTGAACCCGACGAGGTTGCAACGGTGTCCGTTTCGCCAGTGGCAATCGCATCCGAATTGCCGTTCGCGTAACCATACATAATCGACTGACAATCGGTAGTTTTCATCTCAACGAGCCACAATTCTTTAATAATCAAGTCGATTAAAAAATCATACTGCTGATAACCCGTGCCGTTTGCTTTACAAGCCGTGCGGAAGTCGTCGCAAGTAATTTCTGTAAGCACGGTTTGCCCACTCTTTGAGTAAGCGCGCGACGACGAGCCACTTCCCTCGTATTTGCCGACCATTACATAGTCAATCTCTTTTGCGCCGACCTTGAACAAGGTGTCAAAGCCCTCGTGTTTCGTTCCCGACAGTTGATGTTTGTAAGTGCCATCGGCGTTCTTTGTGATTTTGCTGTAAAACTTCGGTATCTTGACGAACACGTTTCCGAAGTCGTCCGTGACTTCTTCAATGTTACTCCACGGGTAGCAATTATCAAAGTCGCTCGTGATTTCCGAAGTGCCGACCGTTACATTCAAGCCGACAGCGTCGTCCGTTCTTGTAAGTGCTGACGGGGAAGCCGAGCCGACTAAATCAACACCATAGATTTTGTCGAGTTCGCCGCCGCCACCGCCACCGCCGCCACCGTTGGCGAGTTGTTGTGCGTTAGTTATTCCGTACATATGTTTATCTCCTTTTAGTTAGTTATTTTGCGATAAGTAAAACTGGTTGTAAGTTGGTCAATTTCTTTTGTTACTGTTCCGCCATTCATTTTATACGCGTAATGTTTGCACTTAATTTGTTTCGCTTCAATATAGAACTCGTAATTAAATAACCAAAAACCGTCTGCGTCCAGTTGCATACTCACATAACTTGAACAATATCCTGTATCACTTGTTCCGTCCCAATACGCAAAACAGCAAGGACTTCCTTCAACATCCAGTTTAATTTGATATACGCCAGCGCCTTTGCCGTAGATAACAAGGTTCCCAGCAGCACCGCTGCCCCAGGTTGTTGCAGCACTCGGTATATCTTCCAACAACGCAATCTCTTTCGTTACCGTTGTTTCGCCGCTAGGCACTTGCGCTCTCGGTCTTGCTTCACTCGTCCTAATAATCGTTGGTCTTGAAGGGCTGCCAAACCTATTATTCGACCCGTCGAAATTGTACCACGCGTCATTATTCTCAAGGTTATGTACTCGGTCGGTCTTTATGCCGTCGGCGTTGCTGAAAGTCTGCACGCCTGTAAAGGTGTTCGCTTCCGATGCCTTGACAAACCCACTGTCGTTTTCAAGTTGGCTTGTTTTGGTCGGTACTTCTGGCACATAAGCATTTATGACCTCAAAAAGTCCCTCCGCGCTCGTTTCTTCGACTTCGTATTCATACGGGATTGCGTTTGTCGGCACGGTATCACGGATAACCTGAATACTGCCCACTGCTTTGCTATACGCTTTGACACCGCCTTTGTCGGTTAAGTACATTTTGACCGAAGTGTTTGCGGTGATGGAAGTATCGGAGATGGTGTAGGTTACATCGGCGGCGGCTTTCCAATATGCGCCGTTTGCGCTCTGCGCTACTGCAACAAACTTACCGTCGCCATAAGTTACATATCGCCAACTTTGACTTGTCGGCATTGTCATTGTTGTCCAATTTATGCCGTCGGTTGAATATGCTCCTTTATTGCTATTACTCTCTATTGTAACGAACTTACCATCACCGTATGCTATACCCTCGCTGGCGGAAATAGGCAAAGTGATTTTTGACCACGCTGTGCCGTTTGCGGAATATGCGGCTATCGTTAAACCTTGTGTAATCGCTACGAATTTACCATTCCCATAGACCACATTAAACCAAGGTGCACTTTCGGGCATACTCATTTCCGTCCAAGTTATTCCGTCGGTAGAGTATGCACCTTTATTGCTATTAACTGCAACCGCTACAAATTTTCCATCACCATAGGTTACACCATACCAACTTTGACTTGTTGGCAAAGTCATAGTGCTCCAAGTAATGCCGTCGGTTGAATATGCTCCCGTTGAACTTTCGCCTGCTACGGCAACGAATTTACCGTTACCGTATGTTACGCTATGCCAGCCTTGACTTGCAGGCAAAGTAAACTCGTTCCAATTTATACCGTCGGTAGAATATGCTCCCTTGTCGGTACTTAATGCGACTGCTACAAATTTTCCATCACCATATGTTACACCAAACCATCTTCTACTTGTGGGCAACGAGGTTTCATTCCAACTTATACCATCGGTTGAATATGCACAACGTCCAGTTCCGTCAGTAACGGCAACAAATTTACCGTTGCCATAGGTTACCCTTCTCCAATCTGCGCTTGCAGGCAAAGTATTTCCTTTCCACCCTTCGTCAAGCGTACTCCACCCACTTGTCGGCAAACTTCCGCTCGCTTTCTTATACGAAACGGGTAAACTCGTCGGGCTGTCGGGTATGCTCGGCACATAGTGATTTACCAAAGTAAACTGCCCGCTTGCGTTGGTCTGTTTGACCTTGTAGGTGTACGGGATAGGCTGTGTAGGCACTGTGTCGCGGATAACGGTTATCTTGCCTGCTTCCATTGAATAGGACTTTACTCCGCCGTCGTCAGTGAGTTCCATAAGAACATCACTGTTGGCGGTTATGGAAGTGTCGGAGATGGTATAGGTTTGGTCGCTTATTTCGGTATTACGGAATGCTGGCATTTGCACATCGCCATTATAAATCGTCTTCGCACTAACGTGTCCATCCGTGTATATCTGATAATACGCATACACACCGCTCGGTTCATATCTTATTATTGCAGTGCTACCGATGTATTCAATGTTATAAGAATTATAATAGTATTTTATATCGCTTTCTTTTACAAATTTATGCCATTCGCCGTCAATGTTTACTTCCCACCCCGTAAGTCGTCTATATTTTTCATATCCCGACGAGTATATAGTTACTTCCTTATAGTAATAGTTTGCTTTATCTAATGTTCTTGCGTTGGTGAAGTTTCCGACGGTTGGTGTCCACCCACTTGTCGTCATTTTCCCACTCTTCAACGCACTCGCTTCTTGAGGTAACGCTTCGGGGATAGTCCCTTTCGCTCCAACTTTAAAAACACCGTTGACTTCTTTCGCGGTCATCGTAGTTTCATCGAACGCTATTTCAACCGCTTGCGAGCCGTCAAAAGTCTTTTGCACTTCCGTTCCGTTGTCTTGTCCGCTGATTGTAAGCGTATTTTTCGTCTTTCCTGTTGCAACAAAAGTCGCTTGCCAATGCGTAGTGTCTTGTTCGGGACTTGTGGTCGAAGTGATACCCTCGATACACACAAACTGTCCGTTATCGGTGTAAACAAGGTCGTCGATTGCGTAAGTCGTGCTTGCAACCCATTTGCCCTTGTTCGTATATCCGCCGCCCTGCATACTCGCCCCGTGTACATTCGGCGCAAAAGTAACGACTGTCGGGAGCGTGATAGCAGTATTGACTTTGCTGTAAATATAAACCCCTTTGTCGCCCGCTTTACAAATAGGCGCATAGTTCCCGCTCGTCGCTTCGGTCAGCCCAAACACCACTTGCGGAATAGACGAAAAGTTTACAAAGTCCGTAAGAGCAATCTTCGCTTCATACGGGAAGTCTGCAAACTCCGTACTCGCAACCCAATCGCTCGCCGCAACAGTCATATTCTGCCACGCAACCGTGCAAGGCTTGCCGTCGCTTTCAAGATACGCAAACTTGTAATACCCGACTTGCACAAGGGTATTTTCCACAAGGTCATCGTTGAACGCGTCGTTCGTCGTGTAGTTATAAGCCACACTGTTCGGCTCAACCGCCGCCACCCATAAATCAGGCACGCCCGTTTCCACAATATAGACATTATCGCCCACTTTAAGTTGCGTGTTGCTATACCCGTTTAACGCCGTTATTGCCGCTTGTAAGGTCGCAAAACCGATTGCCCGCTGACTTCCTTGCGCGATTGCCTTTGCTTCGTCTGCGGTCGCGTTTGCGGCGTTTGCAGTGTCTACCGCACTGTTCGCGTTATTCTCGGCGGTCTGCGCGGTGGTCTTTGCTTCGTTTGCCGTAGCGACAGCACCATTAGCCGTTGCGACAGCGTTGTTTGCCAAAGTTGTGGCGTTGTCCGCGTGATTATCCACTTCATTGATTGCACCAACAAGCGTAGCCTTTTCGTCCGTTGTAAGCGCAGAAAGGTTGCCTATTTCGGCTTTATTCGCATCGGCGTGTGCATCGACTTCATTGATTGCACCCACAATAGTGGTCTTTTCGTCAGTGGTAAGCGTGGAAAGGTCGCCTATCGTTGCGTTCGTACTTGCTATTTCGTCAAATACTTCGTTAATCGCCTTGACAAGCGTATCCTTTGCGTTGGTCTTTAAGGTGTTCATTTCGCCTATCTTTTGAATGGCGTCGTTGTAATAGTTGTTCAACAAGTCCAACACCTTATCCTGCGTCCACTCGGTCGGAATATCCGTAGGCGGAGAAGGCAGTGCGGAATAAGCCACCGTGAATTGCCCCGTAAAGGTCGTAAGGTTTCCCCTATAAGCCTGTTGTCCGCTTTCGTCCACACTATCTGCAATAACCGCGTTTACACTCACCCCGACAACACCGCTCTGCTCCGTAATAGAGTACGGCAACGCATACGCCCACACGTTGTATGTATCGGTGAATTGTTCGGGGATATTGACGAATGAAACGGGTATCTTGACATTACCAAGAGTTCCCACCCACTTCATAATCGCAGGGCTTGTAACGAGTTTGTTCGGCTTCGTGAACGAGATGTTAAGCCCCACGGGACGGTTGAACGGCGCAACGACATAAATCGTCGTTACGTTGTTCGAGCCTTGATACACCGTTTCGTTTTGAAACGCTTTGAGGTTGCCTTGTAAATCGCAATAAAAAATCATATTATTTACTCCTTGAAGTTGAAGTATAGTGTCGGTGCAGTTGCATTAGGTGTCAGTTCGTAGTTGTCTCCGATATACAGTTCTCCCGTATTATCGTCAACCGCGCACCACCCAACATAGGTTTCGTTTGTTGTGTTCGTTATTTGTAGCCCCGTCTTAAAGCCCGCATTGTTCGCATAATTATCCTGAAATACACACGCAAGCCCGTTTGGAGCAGTTAGTTTCAACGCACCCGTAAGGTCGGGCTTCGACAGCATATTAAGTCGCTTTTTAACCAGGTATATCGACGGGTTTAACGCTACTCTTTGCTCGCCTGTAAGCCCTGACCTGTCAATAAGCAAATCGTTGTTACGGAAGAACGCAGTTCCCAGCACTACCGACTTAATTTCCGATATGAAGTTAAGTTGATAAGTGAAGTTTATCTGTTCCTTGTTATCCTTGTCGATAAGGAACGGATACACGACACTGTTATCATCCAGCGACGAAGTGTCGAATAACGGATATACATCTGTAAGGTACTCGCTATTGATTGCGGGATAACTGTTCATCTTGTCGGCGGAGTTCGTGAACGCTGTCGGCACAAACTGCACTCTCATCGTGTCAAACTCGCCATAGACATTGCCATAAGGCACTAATCGTTGTATCCTTGCCGCATCGCCTGATACCGAATTAGGTATTGACTGATAGCCCACGCCGTAGTTGTCATCAAACGCAAACTCGAACACAAGGCTATTGCCGCTTGCTCTCTTGTCGAGCGTTCTCGCAAACCAAGTCCCGCTCACTTGCACCAAGGCGGCGGTCGGTACTTCTCCTGCATCGTAGTCTGCCCGTCTTCCAAGCGTTTGGAAAATCGAATAATACGCATTGCTCTTGATGAACGGCACTTTTGAAGATGCCGATGTTGCCCTATAATTAATATAACACTTTTCTGTATAATTTACAAGTCTTTCGACCGCTTGTTTTTCAGAAACATCATATAATCTGTATTCACTGTTCAATCCGACATATTCCGACAGCCTGTTGAATTGCGGCGTTAAGAGAATTGTTGCCTTAACTTTGTTTTGGTCGAGATTTGCATTGATGAGCGACACATACATATATTCGTCTTCGACATACATAAGTTGCCCGCATTGCGGTAAATCTTCAAACTGTGCAAAATTGTAAGTTCGCACGACTTGTTTGTTGCCCAGCCTTGCAATATACCCCTTTAAGCGTTCGCCATAGCGGTCGCTCTCGACCATATTCCCGCCTTGATTAGATATCAATACATTCGACGAAAAGTCCGTCTCCCACCCCGTGTAGGGCTTGCTTTGCGTTATTCTCGCCGTAACCAACGGGATATAGGTCACTCTGAACGCTAACGCCGTATAGTCCGATATTGTCGTGTCTAACGCTTGTTTGACGATGTTATAAATGGCATAGTTTGCAAATGCTTGTGCTGTTTGTGTAGCGTCTGCGTCCCTGAATGTTAGCCCCGTGATATCTTTCTGTCCCGAAGTGTACTTCAACGCGTAAGCCTTTGAGTACGGATACACTGCGCCCGCATATTCCGATAAGGCTTCATATTCCGCGTTCTCGTAGACATAAGCCGTAATATCGCCCGCTTTACCGTTACACAAGACTTCTAACTTAATAAGCCTGTAAATAGGTCTCTCGGTCTGTATTCTCATCGTGTCGGCTGATATCTTATACCCGCCGCGTTCTGTCCTTACGGTCTTGTATGTTCCCGTGGACGGCTCTACTATCGCGCCCTTGTCAACATCGGTCGTATTGAGTATATTCTCAACCACGCTGTCGATTGCTTCGCAGTATTCGTCGCCCGTTAAAGACATTTGCTCGTAAGTCATCTCGGCAGTTGTCGGAACGGTATATTCGTCGTTCCCGCCAAGTTCGTCAAACACAAGTTCATATCCCTTATACTCGAATGTGTCGATAAAGTTCAGTCTCGGTATTGCGTGGATAATCTCGCCAACGCCCGACAAGGCTTCAAAAAATGTGTTTCTCGTCGTGCTGTACTCGGTTTCGATTGCATTGTATTTTTCCGCCTGCGCCGCGTTAAAGCGGATAAGTTGCTTGTCTATATCGTCAAGCGCACCCGCTCCACGATAGACGCGCCTTGTTACGCCCGAACGAAGTATCTTCTCAACAATGCTTGTTATGGTCGGGTTAGTTTTCGGTATAATGCCTTCTATGGTCGCAATTTGGTATGTTGCCGTGTAAGTTGCCCTATTTACGCTTGTGGGTATAACATCGTGAATTGTTCCCGAATATTCTATTGTATAATATGCCTCGGTAAGAACAACAGTGCCATCGGGCATATTTAATACTCCGTCATCGCCGCACCAGGTTTTCTGACTATATACTATTTCGCCGTTGGGTTTTTTGACCTTGACCTCTTGATATGCATTCTTCCAGGTCGCACGCGCCTTTAAGTTGAATTTGTTTTGAGTGCCATAAATAGTTGCGGTAACACCGCGATTATATGCATTCACATAGAACGGTGCTTTTTCGCTCAATTCGTCGCCATCTAACCATCCTGTTTGGTTCGGGTCGTTATATGTAATTTGTGCATATATAGGTATCCCGCCCGCATAGTCGTGTCCCAAATAATTAGAGAAACGCATTGTGTCGCACGGTATCCTTTCGAGCATTTTCGTGGTCTCGATAAGCGTGATGTTCCAATCGTACTTAATCGTCCCCGAAAAGGTGCTTTGCGTGCGTTTTGCGTCCTGTACGAGCATATACTTGACCGTTGAGTTAATCGTCAGTCTTATAAGCGTGTAGGGCTTGATTATCGCACTTCTCGTGCTTCCTGTAACTTGAACAGAGCCGCTGTCCAGCGTTTCGTCTAACGCAAAGGTCAGGTCGAACGGTCGCACCCACCCGTCAAGGTTGTTCCAGCCGCCTTGTTCGCGTATATCAATCTGAAAATTGTTCATAACCTACTCCTGTTGAAGTTCGCACCCGCTCTTGCGCGTTTCTCTGTCAGTCCGTACATCTCCCACCGACGCTCGTAATTGAATTGCTCAATCTGTCGCCCATAAGATATTGCGACCGCCGCTGTTGCAGTTAAGCCAGCACCAACGCCACCCACCGCGAACGCAAGCCCGAGCGTTAATGCGGTTGTTCCGACACCCTTGACCGCCTTATATCTTTCGTTAATAAGGCTGTTCCCTTCGTTGCGCGACACAATCTGCATTGTTGCATCCAAAGTTGTACGAAGCAATGCAGTGCTTGACCATACTTTCGCAACGGTCTTGCTTAAAGATAAAGCAGTTCCTTCGCTTGCGCCGTTCTCGTCTTGCCCCGTCTTTTCTCGGAGTTCACCATTTCCGCCGCCACCGCCGCCGCTTTGTTTGATTGTTATGATATAATGTTTCTCGTTCGCCATAACTCTTTACCTTGATAAAGTAAATGTTGCAACAATGCCCATATTCGTGCCAGGCTGTGCGTTCGTGATTATTCTGCTTGCAATCATATTCTTCGTGATTGCTGTTTCTTCCGTGTAGGTTGTGCCATCGTAGTATTTTACCGTGAAAGACTGCTGTAATGTGCCGTCCCATAATTGTGCAATGAGTTTCCTGCACAATGCCGTGTTTTGGTACGGTACTTGCACCGTCATCGACAGGCTCTGACTTTGCGGATACGACTTCAAATACGCTTGATTTTGGATGTTGTCCGTCTGTTGCCCGACATTCAGTTCTGCGCCGAAGTCCGTGCATACGACTTCCGTTCCGTCGATAAGTACGTGAACATCGGTGAACAACACGCCGCCCCGTATGAGTTGCCACGATAACACCATAGACAACGGCACGGCTCTTCCTGCTTTCCCGTAAACGCTCTCTTGCCCTGTCTGCGGAGTGTTAATGCCCAGCACATACTTGTATGCCGTATTGCTTTTGTCGGTTAAAGTGCCACTCGCACCCGTCTGCTGTTGGTAGTAATTCTGCAAGATATCCGCTATCTCATTGACGTGTCCGTAAGTATCGTCATTGCTTAACGCGCCCCTTGTTACGGGTGCTAAAATAGACAAACTCGCAGTAATGTTGAAAATACCCAAGTTCGCCAACGGGATAGTTGTGTTCGGCAAAAAGGTTACCACGCCATAGATTACATCTTTCGGGAGTTCCGTTTGAGATGACTGTATAACATCAACAAACTCGCCCTCGTTCGGGTATATCTTGAATACGAAGTCCTTTCCGACCGCAAGCGCGTTTAATTGATTTTCGATTATATCAACAAATTGCTTAACTTCAATCATACTTCTTGTACCGTTCCCCCTAACATATTAGCCAACATATACACCGCATCGTGCGCGGCTCTATCCCACCAGCCTTCGTTAGGGTTTTGCCTGCCGTACAAAGGCGGTCGAAAGTTGTTCCAATTCTCGTTAGTATATTTCATATACGGAGCGATTTTTTCGTCCACATAGATATTCGCTCTTGTTTTGAGCATTTCGTAAGTCATTGCATTGTAGCGCAAATTCCCTGTACGAATAGGCGCGCGGTCGCGAATATAAAAGAATGTTTCCCAAACAGCATATACTATGGTCTTATCCACAAAGGCTCACCCCCTAACTCGTTCAACGCAAGATAGTGTACTGCCAACAGTTGCGGGTTAGTCAGTCCGTTTATCTCGGTGTTCTCGTAAGCCGTCTGTAATTCGACTATCTGCCACCGCTTGCCCATAAGGTACAATTCGTCATACTTGTCGTATTCCTGCAAGTTCCTTGTGCTTACAAGCATTGTTGTGCTGTCGGTCATAAGGTTTTGTATCGGCTGACTTACGCTCTTGTTGCGCTTGTCTTCTATCTTGACCTTGATATGTGTTCCGCACATCGCCGTCCCGTCCGTCATTATGTGTTCGCGCTTATAATACACCGCCGACACATTATACTTGTCATTCCTGTTAAGTGCGTTCAGTCCCATTCTACCACTCCCAATCTACCTTGCGGCACAGCATATTAAATCTGCCCCTATATAACAGCCTTATGCCCGTTTCCGAGTGTTGCCTGTTCAGCAAGTTCACGCTGTCTCTCGTGATAAAGTTCGCTCTTTCCATTTCATCCAAAGTAAACCAAAAGTCGCCTGCTCTCAACGCATAGCGCACTTCGTTGACGAACACCCTTTTCAGCCTGTCCCTGTACTCTGTGTCGCACGCGAGCATAAACGATACATAGTTCTCGTTAAGCGTCATTCCGTAGATTGTGGCGTAAATATGCGCGCTTATCTCGTCCAATACTCTATCACCGAGTTCGGACGGGTTCGCATCGTCAACGCTGTTAAGGATATTGCCGTTCACAAGGTCTATGCCTGTTTTCCTTAATATAAAGTCGGTTGTCGGCACATATCTGTGTTCTTCGTAATTGTAGATTAAATCCGCATCGTTAAAAGGTTTCTGTATCATATTGTCTCCTTGCAAGTTTGCCGAGTTGCACGGCTATACTCTTACTCGCACATAAGGAGCGGTTTCCCGCCCCTATTGTCTTTAAGCAAAGATTGCGTAAAGCGTTGCGTTGGTCTTGACAACATATTGTGCGCCCGCCGCGTATTTCGGAGCGGTTGCGTCTTTGTTTTCATCCCAACCTTTGAAAGTCTTACCCGACAAGGTCAAGCCCGTGCCTGCCGCAAGAACGATTGCTTCGCCGTATTTCTTGCCCGATACTGCCTCGGGAGCCGTACCCGTGCCTGCGCCCTTATCGTAAGTTACAGTGTACAGACGAGAGCCAGGAGCGACGACCGTAAGTTGCGCGACAGCCGTTGCAGGGTTAGTGAAGCCGTTTTCGACGATAGGTACAACCGAAAGTGCATCCCAGCATTCCGCACCGAAGCGATACAAAGGTTGCATTCTCTGACCTGCGCCGTTCGGGCTGTCGATTTGTTTAATCGATGCGTTGAACGCAAGACCACGACCAGTGCCGATACCCGATACAACAATACCTTTAACGCCTTTGATTTTGTCGGGAGCGATGCCGAGATACGATGCCGCCATATTCCATACCGCTTCGCCAGCCATATAGACAGGCATATCGAGGATACGACCGCTGAAACCAGTCACGTTGTCCGATTTGTCTTCGGGAGACAAACCGCCGTCTTTAAGCATATACTGCGCCGCATTCGAGCCGCCAACAAGGAGTTGACCAGCCGCCATAAGTTCGCCCTTATAGTCAGCACGCAGGAAGATAGCCCTTTCTTCGATAGGATAGGTGTCGATACCTTCGTCAGGGTTGCCGTTGTCAAGGTTTGCGCTCGCTTTGACGATGTATTTGAGATATGCGCCAGTTGCAGGAGTTGCGTCCATAACAATCCAGTTCTTCTCAACTTTGCCGCTTGCGATATCGTTGAAGTTCCTTGCAAGTTGTGCCGCAATGGTCATAGCGTTGACCGCGCGAGATACCTGACCGCCCAGGATTTTAGCCCTTTGTGCGACAAGGTCGGTGGACATCATATCCTGCTGTACTTCGGGGATATCAATCATAAAGTCAACAACGTCGAGCAAGTCGATATTGTACGCTTCGGTCTGGTTGAAGAACGCAGGGTTGTCGTTGAAGAAACCGCCGTTCGTGTCCGCGCCGATAGCACGAGCCGCGCCGTTGCCAGGAAGAATACGCAGAACGGTTACCTGCGCGACAGAAGTGTCTTCGCAGTATTTTTCCGTTACCGCTTCGCCATCTCTCGTAAAGAGGTCTTGAAAAATGTTATCCTTAACGACTGCCGAATACAGTCTTTTAAGAGTTGCGCCGTTTACAAACGGCTCTTTGTAATTACCAAGTTGTGCTGCCATAATAAAAATCTCCTTTTAATTTGTTGTGTTATCTGCCAAAATAGGCTTTTGTGTGTCTTCCCACCCACTCGCCATTGTCCGTGGTCGGGTTTGCCGTTCCCATTGCGCCGAATTCTTTGTCTTCCAGCCTTTCAGCCATTCTCGCAACGGTTTCTTCGAGTTTTGCAATTCGTTCTTCGTATGCCTTAAAGACCGCTTCTCGTTCGTCCACGCTTTCCGTGTCTTCTTCGTCGTGCTTTTCTTCTTCCGCATACTCTTTGTCCGCCTCGGCTTCGTCTTCTGCCTTTTCGGCATCTTCCGTCGCTTCTTCGTGTGCTTCGTCTGCTTGCTCCACTTCTTCTTCGCCCTTTTCGACTTCGCCTTTCTCTTCGAGTTCTTCGCCCTGTTCCTTTTCCTCATACGCTTTTTCTTCTTCGTCGTGGCGTTCGGTCAGGTGTTCCGTGAGTTTGGTTTTATCTTCTTCGGGCAAGCCGTCAATCATCGATAAGATTTCTTCGAGTGTCGGCTTCTTTCGTCCAAAAATTGCCATAATGTTTTGCTCCTTTTTAATGTATTTAGAATATTCTATTCTCCAACAGTTCCCCGCCGTTCCGTCTTTTAGTCCGTTCTGCAACGGCTGTGCCGTTCTCTCCGTCCAAACCGCAAACTTTGCTACTGTTATTGACTTAAATGATTTTAACCCTGTCGGGATAGTACGCCCTTTCGTTCTTTTGGCTGAAAGCAATATATCGCTTGTTCAGTGCTATCGCCTTTTTTCTCGCTCTCTGTGCCAACGCTTCGTCGGTCGTGCCGTGGTAAATCAGGTATTCTTCCCGATAGTGTCTTATCTGCGTTTCCATTTGCCTTTGTCTCACGGTTATCGCATACTCTTGCTTTTGTTCCTTTGCCGAAACATAAGGCACTTGCATTCCGTCTTTGTACTCGTATAACCTGTGTCGGCAGTTAAAGCCCAACAAGCCGTTTTTATAGGTTTTTCCTGCCTTTGTGGTATAATATATATCCGTTGCCGTTTCGAGCGGAATATACCGCTTTCCGTCCGCCGTAATACCCGTTGTGTGGTCTAAACTATAAACCCTACCCTGCCACGGATAACACCTATCTGAACAGTCGGCGTGCGTGCTACATATTACCAACTTCGCGCCTTGTTTCTTAAAGTCCGCAATCTCGTTCTGATGATACTCGTACCGCACTTCCATCTCTGCACGGTTTCTCAACGAGTTTCGTCCCGTGACATCGTCCGCATCCAACGCTTGTATATCCGCTATCTTCCGCAAGGTGTCGTTGACTTGCTTCATATAAGTCTTCGGATATTGCCCCGTCGGAACACCTTTTGCAATGGTTTTCAAAGTCTCTGCGTTCAGTGTCGAAAAGTTACTGTACACCTTTCTCGCCATTGCCCACAATGACCGTGGCGCGCAATCTATCAGCGCAGGAGTATGTAGTTTCTTGACCGCCGCCGCAATGATTAAAGCAACAAGCCGTTCGGTCTCTCTGCGGCTCTTTCCCGCAAGATATGCGTCCTTTATGGTCTTCTTAATCTCGCCCTGTGCGTCTTCAAGCGTTATCGCCTGCGGGTTCAACTGTCTCGTTATCATCGTAATAGTCCTTATCGTTAAAATCAGCGTGTCCCATTGCATCCGCTTTCGCTTCTTCGACAAGTTTGTCAATCTGCGCTTCGTCTTCGTCAGGGTTCAATGCCGATATTGCTCCTTTAAGGCTGATAAGACCTGCGTTGTACTGCTGTGTCATCATTTCCGTCGTCATATACGGGTTAGACAGTCCAGCCTGCGACCACCTTATCCCCACCGTATCCACCAGTTCAGGATGCAATGCACGATAGTATTCGCATATATGCTTCAATGTTGCGTTTATCGCCGTTTCCAGCACAGACCTTGTGTCCGCAACAAACGCAGCCGTTTCGTTTTCTTCCGTGGATACTTCCCTTGCGGTTCTCGCACTGCTATCCTGTAAGAACGGCGCCAATGTTGACGGGGATATCCCTATGTTCACCGCTATTGCTTCAAGCAGGTTGTTTCTCATCTTCGCCAACGCTTCCGAGCGTATCTCGAATTGTATCGGCAACGGTTTATCATCTTCGGGATTTACACTCGGCGTTCTCACAAATGCCTGGTCGTTCAATGCGCTATCCCAGCCGCCAGCAAGCCCCGCTCTGTTGGTTCCGCTGTCAAGTCCTTGCGATAATATAACCCTTGCGCGCCCAAGATACATCTCTGTTCCATAGACACTTGTAAGGTAGTCATATTCCTGCAAGAACGGTATTGCTTTTAAGATTAAACTTTCACCAAACGGCATCCCAGGCATTCCCGTTATACCGTCCGTCCAGTTCATAAGTTCGCAACCGAGCCAATCCTTAAAAGGCATTAAAATAGGCTCATCCAGCCTAACCGTGCCGTAATTGTCCTTGAACGCTTTTCTTATCTTGTCGGGCAAATTTACCCACTTTATGCGCTCATAAGAGTTTCCGACGAATTCTCCGTTCGTAATGCTCCCGTAAGCCCTTGTTACTTCGTACTCCACCAATGCGGCGTTCTTTATCACTTCGCCCGTCACCGTGGTATATTCCCCGAAATACCTATGCTCTATAAGGCAATACGCGCCCGTTCTCTCGCCGTCCTTGCTCTTGCTCTCGTCAATGACAAAGTTCAAATAGCATTTCACATCGCGCACAAGCCCCGTTGCAGCATCCACCGTGGGTATAAATCTGTCAAACCTTAAACTCTCCACCCACAAATCGCCGTCAGCGTTCTTGTTTGTCTTCAACAATGCAGTGCCGCCCGCCGCCGCGTACTTAATGCCACGCTTCAACGCGCTTTCAAACCTTACTCGTTTTGCCCAGTCGGCTATAAAGTTACGGGTTACATTGCTTCCCTTGTCGTCTTTGAGTTCGCCCACATTTTTGTACATAATGCGCGAGCCTGCAACTTTTCTCGCAACTCTATCAACAATCGCTCCCGCCAGTCTCGTCGACAAAATGCCCTTGTCCTGATTGTGGAAATACGGCACCCAGCCATCGTTCCACCACAAAGCATTCTGCACATAACGCTTCATATATTCCCGATAATACGACGGTATCATCGAATAGAATACACTGTTGTTGACGAAACTGTAAGTGTGGTACGCGTTGAACGCCGCCCCAGTCTGCCACGGTGCAAATTCTAATGAGTTAAAATCACAGTCCATAATTCACCTTTCTATTGCCCGAAATCAGGCGTGTCCCACATATTCAGCGGGTTATTGTAATAAGTATTCACGGCGTACCTGAACGCGTCAGCCACGTCGTTCGGAACGCTCGCATCGTAAGTTTCGTTGCCTTTCGCCCATATCATCCGTTCAAGGTCTATAACCAACTGCGACACTCCGCTTTCAAATCTTCGTCTCACATAGTTATAAGTCCCACCAACATCAAGAATATGTACTAAGTCCCTCGCAAAGGCGTTGTTCACAACATCCGTCGTCTGCGTGATAGACTTCTTCGTCATCGCCGTAATGTTATAGTTCGTCGGCAAGTTCTTCCGCATCGTCAGCACTAAGTCCGCCGCCGCACAGTCCACTGCCGTATAAAACCTAACCCCGCCCCTATCCAATGCGTACTTCCTGATTAGGTCATCATACCATTGTCGGATATAGGGAATAAGGTCAGCGTTCGATAACTGTCCGCTCTCTTTCGGGTTATGATAAAATATATCACCTACGCAAGCGTGTCCGTCCGAGAATATCATCAAAGGCACTAACGCCGTACTATCGTTCGTTGTCGCCCCGTCTCCGCCCACAATACAATACCGTATCTTGCCCATATTCTCATTGAACAGTTCGGTGTATCTGTCAGGCGTGATATAATGCTTGTCTCTCCTGAACAGCGGAAAGACCTGCCCTTCACAACTCGTCCACTTTCCTAAAATGAAACGGTCGTAATATATCGTTCCCCTGTACTCGTTCTCTAACCGCTCTATGTAATGCTTCGGCAAGTAAGGGTTATCCCACAGCGTAAACTCGAAACAGTTTCCGTCGAATGTCGGGCTGTCCATAAACTGCTTCAAGTAATGCGACGGGCTTTCAGGGTTACAAGTTCCGTCAAACTCACTGTCTGCAAGGCTTAACCTTGACTGCAACATAGTGAAAAACGCTTCGTCCCACAAGACTACTTCGTCGCCATATACATATCCGTACTCCGTTCCGTGTATCTTCGCCGCGCTTCTCGCATCGTTCGCTCCGACACAATCTATCTCTTTGCCGAATATGTCTACTACTCGCCTGCCGTCCGCTGTACTTCGAATAAAACCGATCTTGTTCCCGTATTGCGCCCGTGCAATTGATAAAACGTTTTTTTCAACCATTGCGAGCGTTTTCGCTACTATAAGGCACGGCTCGTCTTTGTGTTTTGCGATTTTCCACGGCATCTCCATAATGGTAGCATAACTTTTACCGCTTCGCACCGCTCCGCACCATATGTTCCAGGTCTTTGGCGGCGTTTTTATGCATTTGCGCTGTTTTTCCGTGAACATATAAGGTTTCATTTGTTTAACGCCTCATCTCGTAATCTTGCCATCTCCGCAAGTTCCGTTTCCTTGTCTTCTGTTGTTATATCGCTTCCCGATACCTTACAGATGAACTCGGCAGATCGAGTATCTCCTTCTATCGCCCGTCGAACCTGCGCCAATATAATCGCTTGACTTGTTGTTATATTCTTTCCTTTAACGCTTGCAAGCGAAGTTATTTCGTCGATATCGCCCTCTTTAATCGGCATTTCTAATATGGCAAGAGTTAAGTTGCGCCAGTCTTTCGCTTGTCTTCTCGCAACTCCTGACGCTATTCCGCCCTTTCTTCCGCTTTCGGCTGCTTCTTCGCTGCTTCGCCCTTTCTCGAAAGGTCTCCCTCGTACTGTTGCCATGATTTTATTTTCACATTCTCCTTTAATATAATCCCCACTCTGCGAATTTTTCAAACCCGCCAATGGTCTTTATGTATTCTCTTGCCTTTTCGACAATTTCCGAATACGGTTTCCCGTCTATTGTCGTGTCTCCTATCGCACAACACAACTCAACAGTTTTTCCTGTTTCCTGCGCCTTTCTAAAAGCATATATATTCACCGATACGTCAGCCTTTGAAAGGTCTTTGCCGTGAAGTCCGCCACCCGTTACGCTTTGCGCCATGTCGCTTCCGAGTTTTCTGTTTGTTGCGCCCGTGTCAACATTCGTCCCGCCTGTCCAGTCTCCCAACGGGTTTATTACCGCTTTAAACTTCGGACACAATTCGCTTATAAAATTGCCTAATCTCTCCGAACTTGCGTTACTTTGACAAATTATAAGCTTGTTATTGTCAAGTATATACTTGCCATCGTATGGATAACTCGTGTATATTACTTTCGCAATTTGCGACATCGTTTTTTCTTCTTCCGTTAAAGGGACACCTTTGAATATCCCATTGTCTCCACACCTTATCTCGCTTTTTTGATTTTCTGCAAGTTTCTCGTCTTGCGGAGTTAGGTTAAATCTTACTCCAACAGCTCCCGCTATTCTTCTGACTATATCCACAACTTCGCCATACTCAATTATAACCGAACTTTCAGCAATAATTGTACACTCGCCATGCCCTATAAGAACCTCGACAGCAATTTTCGGATTTTCTGCTTTGGTATAAGCAAGATCGACAATCGCTCCTGCAATTCTATCAGCTATCTTATCGGGATGCATCGGGTTTACTTTCTCTATCATATATCGCTCCTTATTTAATTTATCTTAACCGCTGTGTCGCCTGTTAAGTTTTCATATCTTTTAATTATTACATCGCAATATCTCTCGTCGAGTTCCATACAGTATGCCGTTCTGCCTGTCTGCTCACAAGCGATAATTGTCGTTCCGCTTCCACCGAATAGATCCAAAACAGTCTCCCCTTTTTTGGTACTGTTTTTTATCTGATACGCAAAAAGCTCAACAGGTTTCATTGTAGGATGATCTGCACTTCTTGTCGGTTTATCGAATTCAAGTATTGTTGTTTGACTTCTGTCCCCGTACCAGTTATGGCTTGCACCATCTTTCCATCCGTAAAGACAAGGCTCGTGTTTCCATTGGTAATCCTGTCGCCCAAGAACCAGTGCATTTTTCTTCCATATCAATTCCTGTCTTACGGACAACCCGCTCGCATTTAACGCATTTTCAAAGTTGCAATGCTCACGACTCGCAAACCAAATATAGAAACTTCCGCCGTCTTTAAGGCAAGAAACTCCCGCCGTAAAAGCATCGGTTAAGAATTGCTTAAACTGCTCGGACTCCATATTGTCGTTTTGGATCTTTAATTCATCCTCTGTTCCCCCCGTATAATTAACATTATATGGCGGATCTGTTAACAGTAAGTCAACAATTGTTCCGTCAGTTAATTTTGAAACTTCATCAGCATTAGTGCTATCTCCACACATCAGTCTGTGTCTGCCTAATTGCCAAATATCACCAAGTTTAACTGTCGGCTCTATCTCATCATTGACCTCGGGAACTTCATCTTCTATAATTTCCGCATCGTCTTCGCCCGAATTGAAATCAAATCCAAAATCAAACCCGTCGAAATCCAACCCGTCGATTTCTTCTTCCAACAAATCAAAGTCCCATTCCGCAAGTTCGTTTGTCTTGTTGTCAAGAATACGGTATTTTTTCTTTTGTTCTTCGG